GGCTACACCCCCGCAGGCACCGGAGCCGTGGCTACGACTGTGCAGACCAAGTTGCGGGAGAGTGTGAGCGTTAAGGATTTTGGGGCAACGGGTGACGGCACTACAAATGATTTAGCGTCAATTCTTTTGGCAATTGCAGCAGTCCCTGCGACTGGTGGTGATGTTTATTTTCCAGCAGGAACTTACAACATTGGTTCAGGCGCTACCGGCGTTGTCGTTGCTGGAACCACGGCAAGAACAATTCGGTTGCACGGTGATGGTGGCAAAGCATCAACTATCAAATACACAGGTTCGGGCGATGCTGTTTTGTTTACCAACACAGCAGGAACATCAATTTTGGCAGGGTTTGATGGTATTGCAATTGATTGTTCTGCCTCTGCAAATGCTGCTAATGGGCTGCACGTCAATGGCGTATGGCGTTCGTACTTCAAAGATTTTTACATCATAGGAAAAGGCGGAGCCACATCCACCGGCGCTGGGCTTTTGCTTGACAACACAACCGCTGGAACTTTTGACGTTAAAACTTACAACCCGTACATCACCGGGTTTAACACTAACGTAAAGTGTGTAGGCGGCAATCTTTCTACTACTGCTGTAACCAATTTCACTATGGTTGGTGGGTATGTTTCAAGCGGAAACGTAAATTTTTACTTTTCTTTCTGTTTGGACGTTTGTGTTTTTGGAACTCAATCCGAGTTGGCTATTCTTGATGGAATTCAGATTGACAACACCAATAACTTTACTTGGTCTGGTGCGATTGAGGGAAATGGAAGGTACGGGATTGCTTTTGGCACATCTTGTAACGGCGCTTTTATAAATGCTGGAATGTTCAACAATGCCACCAGCAATTTCAACGGAATACCAACAAACTTTCAATACATTAGCAGCGCCGCTATTGATATGTATGGGACTTTGTTGAGGATGAATGACACGCTTGGCGGCAAAGGGTATTTGTCGTTTTTTAAGAACGGCATATCAGATGCAAAGTTTGGCGTTTCAACCGCCGCTGCAAACGGCATCAGCTTGTACGACGGATTTACTTCCAACACAGAGCAGATCGTATTTGATGCCACCCAGGCATTGGTTGATGTTGTTAATTCTGCCGGTGGTGTTCGTTTGCGAACCGGCGCAAATTTACGGTACTTTGTTGGTGGTGTAGACGTTACGCAATCCGCTGCAAGCGCATTGCCAGCAAGCGGAACGTGGAACAAAGGAAGTATTGTCTGGAATACAAACCCGTCAAATGCTGCTGGACAACCTGCTGGATGGATTAGGGTAACCACCGGCAGCGGCAACGTACTCAATACGGATTGGCGAGTATTTGGAGTGACAACATGACAACCCGCACCATCTACTTTCGCATAGCCCTAGCCTTGCTCGTATTCTGGTCAACCGTCATTTACGTACTAACATGACCCACACCCCCACCGGCCTAATCCTCGCGTACATGCGCCTCTGCGGCTTCCAAGGCTGGACGAGCTTCTGGGGCGCGATCTACCTTGCCCCCGGCTACGAGCAACACGCTGCCTTGATCCGGCACGAGCGCAAGCACCTGGAGCAGATGCAGCGCGACGGCAAGCTGGTCTACCTGATCAAGTACAGCTACTGGCTGCTGCGTTATGGGTATTAAAATAACCCATACGAAGTCGAAGCTAGAGCCGCAGAATAATATTTGGCATAATAGCCCCGTACTGGTTCGGTTAACCAGGGAATCTCAGGATTCAAAATGTCAGAAGAAGTAGCAGCGGAAGTCACCGCGTCGGAACAGGTAGCCACGGCGGCAACACCTGAACCTGTAGTTGAAACGCCGGAATTGTCATCGGAAGCGCCCAAGACCTTCACACAAGAAGAACTTGACGCAGCTATTGGCAAGCGCCTCGCAAGAGAGCAGCGAAAGTGGGAAAGAGAACGTCAGCCTGCGCCAGCAGTGGCAGTGGACTTACCTCCGCAAGATCAGTTTGACTCGGTGGATGCTTATGCAGAAGCCAAGGCATTAAAACTGATTGAGCAGCGGGAAGCCCAGAAACAGCAGTCTGAAATTCTGGACGCTTATCACGACAAAGAGGAAGAGGCTCGGGCCAAGTACGACGACTTTGAACAAGTCGCCTATAACCCGAATCTGCGAATCACTGCTGTGATGGCTCAGACGATTCAAGCATCTGATGCTGGCCCTGATGTAGCTTACTACCTTGGTGCCAATCCAAAAGAAGCAGATCGTATCTCGCGTTTGCAGCCTATTTTGCAGGCAAAGGAAATTGGAAAGTTGGAAGCCAAATTGGCCTCTAATCCACCAGTAAAGAAAACGTCAAGTGCCCCGGCACCTTTTGCACCTGTTACTGCCCGGTCTGTTGGTTCGCCAACATACGATACAACTGATCCTCGTTCGGTGAAAGCCATGACGACTTCAGAATGGATCGCAGCCGACCGGCAGAGGCAGATAAAAAAGATGGAAGCACAGCGACTCCGTTAACTACTTTTTTGAAAGAAAATCATGGCAAACTCGATTCTTACCATTGACATGATCACCCGGAAGGCTCTCGAAATCCTCGAGAACAACCTGGTGATCACCCGCAACGTGAACCGTCAATACGACGATTCCTTTGCAGTTGAAGGGGCCAAAATTGGCTCTACCCTGCGTATTCGTCTGCCTGACCGCGCTCTGGTCACTGACGGTGCCGCCCTGCAAGTTCAGGACGACAACGAACAGTTCACCACTCTGTCAGTTGCAAGTCAGAAACACATCGGCGTGAACTTCACGTCCGCTGAACTGACCATGCAGTTGGACGACTTTGCAGACCGTGTGCTGAAGCCTCGTATCAGCCAGTTGGCCGCCAGCATCGACGCTGATGTGGCAAATGCTTACAAGAGCATTTACCAGTCTGTCGGCACTCCCGGCACGACTCCTTCGACTTCGTTGGTGCTGTTGCAAGCCCAGCAGAAGCTGAATGAATCCGCCGCCGTGATGCAGCCTCGCTACGCCACTGTCAACCCTGCTGCCAATGCTGGCCTGGTTGAAGGCATGAAAGGCTTGTTCAACCCAACCGACACCGTGTCACGCCAGTTCAAGAACGGCATGATGGGTACTGGTGTTCTGGGCTTTGAAGAAGTCAATATGTCTCAGTCCATCCTGAACCACACGACCGGCGTCACCCCAGTGGCTCCCATCGTTGTGTCCACGATGACTGCCCAAGGCACTTCAAGCCTGCCAATCAGCTTCACCAGCGGTTCGCCTACCTTCAAGGTCGGTGATGTGTTCACGATTGCCAACGTCTACGCTGTCAATCCTCAGACCCGTCAGTCCACTGGTTCGCTGCAACAGTTCGTTGTGACTGAAGACCTGAGCATTTCTTCGACCACCACTGGTACGCTGAAGATTGCCCCGGCCATCTACACTGCTGGTCATGCTCTGGCAACCGTGGATTCGTTCCCGCAAGCCTCTGCCGGCCTGACGTTCCTCGGCGGCTCTGCTACCGGCTACGCTCAGAACTTGGTCTACCACAAGGACGCCATCACGTTCGCTACGGCTGACCTGTTGCTGCCCCAAGGTGTTGACATGGCCTCCCGCGCTGTCCACAATGGCATCTCGATGCGGATCGTGCGTCAGTACGACATCAACAACGACCGTATGCCTTGCCGGATTGACGTTCTCTACGGCTACGGTGTCATCCGTCCGCAGATGGCCGCTCGTATCTGGGGCTAAACTGAAGGGGGCTTCGGCCCCTTTCTCCGTAACTTTTTTTGGAGATTTATCATGGCTATTCCTAACTCTGGTGGCGGTTATCAGTTCGGCGATGGCAATGTCAATGAAGTTGACATTGTTCCGCAAGGCGACATTACTTCCGGTCTGACTTCTGCTGTGACGCTGACGGCTGCCCAAGTGGCAACCGGCATCATTTCGGCAACGCCTGGTTCGGCTCTCAGCTACACGCTGCCTGCTGCTGTTGACATGGACGCTCTGGTGTCCAATGCCAAGCCTAGCTCGGCCTTTGATTTCTCGCTCATTAACCTGAGTGGTGCAAACATCGGTACGCTGGCTGTTGGTACTGGCTGGACTCTGGTCGGTTCTGGCGCTGTTGCCGTGTCGTCTTCGGGCCGCTTCCGCGCTCGTAAGACTGGCACTGGCGCTTGGTCGGTGTACCGTCTGAGCTAAAAATTGGTGGGGGCTTCGGCCCCTGCCTTTTGCTATGCTGATTTACCTGAAACACCCTTCGCACGGCACAAAGATTGCCATGCTTGAAGCGGAAGCAATTGCAGACGAGAAGAATGGCTGGGTGCGCTACAATCCAGACGATTCATCTGTCCCACTAAACGCATTGGAAACCATCGTTAGACGGGGACGACCAAGAAAAGAGGCGTGAAATGGCAAGTGCTGGCGATCAGATTAACGGAGCGCTGCGCCTTCTTGGCGTACTTGCTGAAGGCGAAACGACCTCTGCTGCGGCTTCTCAGGACTGTCTGAGCGCACTGAACCAGATGATCGACTCTTGGAACACCGAGAAGTTGATGATCTACAACACGCAAGACCAGATTTTTACCTGGCCTGCTGATGAGATTACCCGCACTCTTGGCCCGACTGGCGACTTTGTAGGCAACCGGCCCGTTTTGCTGGATGACTCTACTTACTACCGCGATCCAGGAACCAACGTCAGTTTTGGCATCAAGATGATCAACCAACAGCAGTACAACGGTATTGCTGTCAAGACTGTCACCAGCACTTATCCACAGGTTATGTGGATCAACATGGAGCATCCCAATATCTCCATGACAATCTACCCCAAGCCGACACGGGTGTTGGAGTGGCATTTCATCTCTGCCGACGAACTAACGCAGCCGGCGACTTTGGCAACTGACATTTATATGCCGCCCGGTTACTTACGGGCATTCCGGTACAACTTGGCCTGCGAGATTGCCCCTGAATTTGGCGTTGAGCCGTCGCCGCAAGTTAAGCGCATTGCCATGACCAGCAAGCGCAACCTCAAGCGCATCAATAACCCGGATGACATCATGTCCATGCCGTACTCGCTGGTGGCGACAAGGCAGCGGTTTAATGTTTATACCGGGCAGCCTTAAATGGTACAAGCAGCATGATGCAATCTTTTAGCTCCAAGATACGCCGCATGAGCTTCCTCTGGTGTAGCATAGTCTCCCA